ACGCTATCTCGCGTTCATAAAAATAGGATGTTTGAATAGCAACCTTATGTTATATGGAAAAGAAACGATGGTCTAAATTAAAATCAAAACTATCCTGCAATAGTCCTAAGAGAACTCCGGGCGAAGATAAGTCTTGGGTAGTCAAAGGGTGTCAAGGCGGAGATGAGAAGATTGTTAGATTTGGCGATCCTAATATGCCCGATGGAACTCATGACCCCGATAGAAAGAAATCGTACTGCGCTCGCTCTGCTGGAATAGAGGGCGGAGATGGGAAGCTATCAGCCAACTATTGGAGCCGTAAACAATGGCGTTGCAAAAAAGGGTAATAAGTGCCTAACGACAGAAAAAAAGCTTTAGAAGAATTTTCAAAAAGAATCATGGAAGGTACTCCTTATTCGGAAGACCTTATTGGCAAAACTAGCGACATTGAAAACGATGCGCTCAGAGCTAGGAACCTTTCTGAGGATTCCTTAGCTCATAACGTCTTGAAAAACACTGGGGTTCCAATCCCCGGAAAAGAAGCTTCACGCTCAAAACAAGAAGACTTCCTTAATCGAATCATAAAAGAACAATACTCTGATATGGAGCCTGACGTTAGGCTTGAGAAAATGAAGTCTGCTGCCAACTACGGAGATGGTAAGATTGGCATAAATCAAGACTTAGCCAAGATATGGACTCCTGAGCAAACTGCTGGGAAAGCATTTCATGAAGCAGGACATTACAGCGATGAATTGCTTGGAAAGGCTGGTAAGAACTTAGACCTCGCCACTCTTCGCAAAGCCAAGGCAGCTGGTGTTGATTTAAAAAAGATGGACCCAACTGATGTCTATGAGCTATATGCTAAGTCTCATCATGCTGACAGAGCAGGAAAAACCTTTGGAACTGGAGCACTTGAAAGCTACCTTAAAAAAGGATCATTCCGAGGCATGGCTCCACTTCTCGCAGGAGGAGCTGGACTTGCACTATCTGCCGCAGCTGAAGCAGCTGATACCGAAGAGTCGGGAGAAGGTCCAGAACAAGCTGCTATGTTAAGAGAAATTGATGAGCGCAATCGTCGCAAAAAAAATTCGGAAAGCAGCCCTGAAATACAGGCTGCGTCAAAGAAAATGTACGAAGAAGCTGACACTGGTAAAATGTTTGATCCGCGCCGAGATGCCTTACGTAATATCCTAAGGAATAGAAAGTGAAGAAAAAAGAACTAGATACTAATCCTTTAAACGACTTATTCCACGCGCTTAGCATGGAAAGAAAGCAGAGAGACGTTAAAGAAGAGCCAGTTGTTGAAGAAATCGAGAGAGACCCATACCTTGATGAACTTCGCGACAAGAAACGTGCCAGATATGAAGCCTTGAAAAAGCAAGCTCGCATCGGTTGGGACGATTAATATGGATTACCCTAGTTGGCTTAAGCTAAAATCATTGTCAGAGAATAGAGACGTATCAAAAGATGCGGAAAATTATGACATTGAACGCTATCAGAAAGAAAGCGGAGCTGCTGCTGATCAATCAGGGCATTCTCCCGATACTTACAAGAAGCCAAACCATCCAACATTTTCACAAGATTCTCTTTATAGCAATCCGCTTCAGCAAGGTGGAGTCTGGTCACAAGAAGGAAAGTTTACCCCTTCAGCTCTTAACCTAAAAAATATGCCAGCTGATGAAATGCAGGGCTATTTTAATGAAGTAGAGTCTCCAGAGGCTTTGGATTTGCCAGCTGATGAGCGAGTATCTAAGGCTCGTCGAGAAGTATTGCAGAAAATGTCGAGATAACAACCTTATATATAAACACCTCGGCTTTCCTCTGTCTTTGACATGATACCGAGGTTACTACTTAACTACTTTAGCTAGATACACAAGCTCTTGCTAATTTATATAAAGGAAAATACCATGAAAAAGTACTTAGACGCATTCCCTGCGTTTGCTTCCGTCTTCTTTTTAGTCTACCTTGCCATTAATCCAACCAGTTTGGGTCCAATCATTGGATTTGTAGCCGCTTCTTGCCTATTTGCATATCAACAATACTTATTTAGAACAGAACAACCTGATCTTATCAAAGAATTCGCTGATCTTCGCGCAGAAACTGCCAAGCTTATTGCAGAAGACAAGGAAAAGTACCACAAAGAGATGAGCCAGATCAAAGATGAGATGGGTAAGGTTAGTATGGCAGCTGCTCGTTCTCCGGGAGCTGTGGAAAAACCTAGAGAAAGACAAAAGGTACAATTCTAATGGAACATATAACACTATCCCCTATTGATATGGAATTATTTAATACAAAAGAAGAAGTTAAGTATTTTGCAGTTAATACTTTTAAGCCTAGTAAAGCCTCTATGATGCACAACTTCGCAGGTTATATTTTACAGGATGATAAAGATAATATTTATATTTTATCTATTGGAATGGCTTCTAGTTTACAATTACAACTTCATAATATTCCTGAAGTAGCTGATGATATTAGAGTTAAAATAGAACTAGGACTTAAAAAATGAGCCAATACCCAGAATTAGATAGCATAGAAATCTCTAAACTAAAAAAGCGCGTGGCTGAGCTTGAAATTGAGCTTACGAAAGCGCAAGAAGTTTTAAAAGACAATGATTTATTTGACGAAGTACTTAAAATCTCAGATACAGAAGCCATTTGTACTAATGAAATCTCTAAACTTAAGATTGCATCAGACAATGGTATCCTAACATTGGAAGATGTAAAGATTCTTGACTTGCTTGTAAAGAACTTACTTGCTATTAAAGGCAAAACTCCAACTGAGAACAAAGAATCTAAGAAGAAAGGGCAAAAGACTGTAGCTGAGCTACTTAGTATTGTCAATGGGAATAAACTCTAGTGACAAAAAAACGTGCCTTAACTGTTGACGAAGCGAAAGCTTCCTTGTGGAGGTCTGGAGTCCTTGATTGGAAGCTATCAGACGTTCAGAAGATCATGAAGGCTCAGATTCTTGGAGACAAGAACAAGACTAGTGTGTGTTTGAGTTCAAGAAGGATTGGTAAGACATTCCTAATGCTAGTTATGGCGTGTGAGCAGTGTCAAAGTAAGCCCGGATCAATTGTTAAGTACGCATTCCCAAAACAGAACATGGCAAAGAAGATGTTGTTGCCAGTTATGCGAAAGATTCTAGAGGATTGTCCAAAAGATATTAAGCCTCTATATATGACTGCCGATAAAGTATACCGATTTCCAAATGGAAGCGAGATTCAAATCTCTGGTACAGATAACGGCAACATTGAGAACCTTCGAGGGGGAGATTCCCATTTGAATATCCTTGATGAGGCAGGATTCATGTTTGATTTAACCTATGGTGTTAGGTCGGTGCTTGGTCCGACTACAAAGACCACAGGAGGGAGAACTATTCTTATTTCTACTCCTTCCAGATCAGAAAATCACGAGTTTATTGTTGACTGGGTTTATCCATATCAAGTAGAAGGACGAATAAAAGTATTCACTATCTTTGATAACCCAAACTTAAGTCAAGACGCTATTAAAGAGGCTCTATCCGAGTATCCTACTGGTGATAAAGACCCAATGTTTCGTAGAGAGTACTTGTGTGAGATTTCTAGAGGAGCAGACAAGTGTATCTTGCCATCTCTAACTCCTGAAGCTGAAAAGTTCATGGTTACTGCTGATTATACTCGTCCCAAGTTCTTTGATGCGTATGTTTCTATGGATATTGGGGGAAGTGATTTAACTGCTGTAGTTTTTGGCTACTATGACTACCTAAATGCCACATTAGTTATTGAAGATGAGTACGTAGTTGGAAAAGAAGTAAATACAAAAGATTTAGCTGAAGCCATTAAGAAGATTGAGACAACTCTATGGGTAAATCCAATTGACATGTCTCCAACTCCCCCTTATATGCGCGTAGCAGATAACAACAATCTAATCTTACTCACAGATTTACAGAGAGACCATGGAATTACATTTATTCCAACTAGAAAGGATAATAGGGAAGCTGCCATTAACTCTCTGGACGTAGCCATTGGTTCAAAAAAGATAATCATAAATCCAAAGTGTAAGCACACTATTTATCATGCCAAGTTTGCAGAATGGAACAACCAGCGAACTAAATTCAAGAATCTAAAAGACTCTCCATCTGGTGAAGTCAAGGGCGGTCACGCCGATGCCTTGGCTGCACTCATTTACTTGCACAGAAATATTATTAAGTCAAAAAATCCATATCCTAATGGGTACGGAGACTACTCAGGTTCTAACGTCTTTCAAAGTCAGCTCAAAAAAGAGGACTCTTCAGATAACTCTGTGAAATCATGGATGTCTGGGATGAGTTGGAAAAGAAAGAAAAAAGAATAGTGGATTCGGCAACCTTATATACTAGTAACCCAAGGGATTAAAATGTCGTACCTGAAAAAAGAAACATACTTTGCAGCCAGTGATAGTGAAGACTTAGTTTGCTATCTAAAAGACAAATCCGATGTTTGGTTTAACAGCCTAACTGCTGGAGAATACTTGGATAAGATCAAAAGAAGCTGGCAAGCTTATTATGGCTTCTACTACGAGAGTAGTCACGCCATTTCTTTTGGCGGAGAATCAGGCGAACTAGTAAACCTTCCAATTAATCATTACAGTAACCTTGCAAGTCATATTTTGACCATGGTTACGGCTACTAGACCCTCTTTTCAGGCTAGATCAGTCAATACAGACGTAAAATCACAGATTCAAAGTAACCTCGCAAATGGTCTTTTAGAGTACTATATGCGCGATAAAAGGCTCGAACAAGACCTTAAATCAGCCGTAGAGTACGCAATTATCATGGGTTCTGGCTACATTAAGATGGAATGGAATGCTACTACTGGTGACATTTATGATTTCGTAGAGCCTGAGTATAAACAAGCTCTTGATGAAATGGGTCAGCCATCTTTCGATGAGAATGGTGAGCAGATGATTGAAGTGGACCAAGATGGGGAGCCAGTGGTTCTTCGTGAAGGTGTGCCTCTCTACTCAGGGGATATTGTTTATAAAGTGCTCTCTCCTTTCGATGTAGTATTTGATCCAACTAAATGCGATAACAATCACGACTGGCAACTAGCTCGTTCATTCAAGAACAAGTTTGATCTTATTGCTAAGTATCCAGAACTTGCTGACAAAATTAAGAACGTTAAAACAAAGTCTGACATTCATACGTCTAGAATTAGTATGACTGCTTACGATGAAACTACTGACGTTCCAGTTTATGAATTCTACCATAAGCCTACAGAATCACTTCCTAAGGGAAGATATTGCATGTACCTCGATGAGGATGTTGTCCTTGAAGATACTGTGCTTATCTATAAGAACTTGCCAATATTCCGTATCGCAAGTAGGAATATCTTAGGTACTCCTTTTAGTTACACTGCCATGTTTGATTTGCTTCCAATTCAGGATGCGGTTAACTCTTTGTACTCTACCATCATGACTAACCAATCAACTTTCGGAGTTCAGAACGTTTATGTAGAACGTGGCTCTGATGTTCAGGTTGAGCAGATTTCTGATGGCTTAAATTTCATCCAAGGTAATCCGGGATTCAATCCTCCAGTGCCACTTAACTTGACAAGTACTCCTGCTGAGATTTTCAATTTCTTAAAGCAGTTAGAGCAAGTCATGGAAACTATCTCTGGCGTAAACTCTGTTGCTCGTGGTAATCCTGAGTCTCAGTTAAAGTCAGGAAACGCACTCGCCTTAATTCAATCTCAAGCCTTACAGTTTATTTCTGGTCTTCAGCAATCGTATATTCAATTGATTGAAGACGTTGGAACAAACACAATTGAACTTCTTAAAACATTCGCCAAGGTTCCAAGAGTTGCCGCAATTGCTGGTAAGTCTAACACAACCTATATGAAAGAATTCACTTCTAGTGATCTTTCTTCTATCACTCGTGTAATTGTTGACGCAGGAAATGCTCTTGCTCAAACAACTGCAGGAAGAGTAGAGATGGCTTCTCAAATGATGCAAATGGGTATTATTACAACACCTGAGCAGTATATTGCTGTGATGAACACAGGTAAACTAGAGACAATGACCGAAGGTCAGAACAAGGAGCTTTTGCTTGTTAGAGCTGAAAGAGAACGCTTGGTCGATGGTGAAACTCCCGTGGTGGCTGTACTCACTGATGCTCATTCACTGCATATTAGAGAGCATAAGGCTGTTCTCGCTGATCCTGACTTACGTATGGATGCGGAGCTGGTTCAGAGAACACTTGCTCATATCCAAGAGCACTTGGACATCTTGTCTAATCCTAATGTGGCTAATATTCTTACTCTGTTAGGAGAGCAACCTCTTGGTCCTCCAGCAGGTTCTCCAGTCTCTCCAGAAAACGCAGCACCTCAGCAACCTAATCAAGCAGGACAGGAAGAAATTCCGGGCTTGATGGAAAATCCACAAGCTCAATCGGTAGCAGTAAATGCTAACCAAGGACCGCTTCCTCAGCCAGCATCTCCGCCTCCAGTTCAGGGAGCACAAGGTCCAGTGGAACAACCAGCAACACCACAAGCCGCAATGGCTAAACAAATAGGAGGGTAGTATGGCTAAGTGTAAAACTAAAGGCAAAGGCAAAAAAGGTAAATAGTATGCCAGCAAAATCTAAGAAGCAATTCCGTTTTATGAAAGCAGCTGAACACAATTCTGACTTCGCTGAGAAGGTAGGAATTGATCCTGAGGTTGCTAAAGAGTATACGCAAGAAAACGTTGGAAAGAAAAGATTTGCCAAGCTCAAGGAGAAAGTAAGTGGAAAGAAAAAGTAAAAAAACTCTTAAAGATTACTACGAAGAGGACTTAGCGTCTGATCCGTACAAAGAAGTAAGCCTTGCTGATATGGCAGAATCAGAAGACCCTGAAGCGATGAATCAGGCTGTTAAACAACAGAAGAAAGCGCGTGGATATTTCGATAGATTAAAATCAAAGCTGGAGAATAAATGAACGAAGCAAATAAAAAAGCTAGAAGACCTGCAGGATATAAACCATTTTGGGAAAGCGATGAAGAAGAGCAGCCAGTAGAAGAAGCTCCAACTTCTAGTTACAACTGGGATGGGCTTAAGAAGCGTGTTATTGGCGAAAAAACTGCAGCAGAAGTTGCCACTGAAGAAGTTGAAAAATTAAAGAAAAGACAGGGAATGTAATTACATTATAAGACTTATCCCAATAACGGGACAGTCTCTCAGGCTCATACAAACAGCCAAAGGAAATAGTTATGTCAGAAGAAAACTCATCACCAGAATCAGCAGAAGCTCAAACAGAAGAAGCTCCAGCTCAAGAATCACAAGAGTATGGCGAAGCTGCTCCAGAAGGTCAATTACAAGATGTTGTAGAAACAGCTCTTGCTAATGGTGCTTCTGAGAAAGAAGTTAAGAGCTTGATCAGAGAATACCAACTCAAAGTAAATGGTAAAACTATCAACAAAAAAATTGACTTGTCTGATGAAGCTGGTCTTCGCAATGAACTCCAACTTGCTGCCGCTGCTCGTCAATCTATGCAAGAAGCTTCTAATCTTAAAAAACTTTATGAGAAAGAAGTTGGTCGTCTTAAGTCTAATCCTTGGGAAGTATTACAAGAGCTTGGAATGGACCCTGATGAACTTGCTGAGTTACGAATTCAAGCCAGAATTGAAGAGATGAAGAAATCTCCAGATCAGCTTGAGCGTGAGCGCATTCAGAAAGAATTGACAGCTGCTCGTGAAGAAGCTCGTCAACTGAAAGAAGAGCGCGAGTCTGAGAATTTTGAAAAACTTAAGCAACAAGCTGCAGTACAAATTGAGAGCGAGATCGAATCTGCTCTTGACGCATACAAGTCTCTTCCAAAGTCAAGACATATCGTTAAGCGTATTGCTGACTCACTTCTTTGGGCTATGGACCAAGGTTTTGAGAACGTTACAGCTGAAGACGTTATGCCAATGGTTGAAAAAGAGTGGAAAGAAGAGATGAACCGTCTTATGGACGATTCTTCTGAAGACATCCTTGAGCAGATGATTGGTCAGCGTAACCTAGAGAGAATGCGTAATAAACGCCTTGGTTCTATGAACGCAGCTCCAAAATCAGCCGCAAGTATCAAGTCTACTTCAGCCTCTATCCAGAAGCAACCAGAGAAGCCAGCTGAAAAAATGAGCCAAAGAGCTTTTTTTAAATCAATTGGTAAGAAGTAGTTAAGTACTTGATTTTAGTATAAAATAGAAGAAATATGCGGTGCTAGGAAAAAAACCATTGACTTAGCACCCTTATACATTAGAAGAGCATTTATTAAGGTGTATGTCTCCGAAACATCGAAAGACTTTTGGACAAACTGCAAAGCAAAGACTGTGACGCTAAAAAATAAACAACAACCCCTCTTTAGGAGATAAAAATGAAGTATCAGGTAAAAAGCCAAAAGCTCCAAGACCTACAAGTTAAAACTGTTCGTCTTACAGCTCAAGCACAAGAATTAGGTGCAGTTACTGCAACTACAATCACAATCCCTCTAGCTGATCTTTCTTCAGACGCAATTGTTGCTGCTGACGTTAGAGTTGCTAGAAATCTCACAGACGCTACAGCAATGACTCCATCAATCGTAGGTTCAGACCTAGTTTTGACTGACGCTGCTATCGCTGCTAGTGATATTATTGATCTAGTAATCAAACTTAAGTAATTAAAAAAACAAAGGAAATTAATTTATGGCTCAACAAACAAACACCGTATCTACACTTGACGGTCATTTTAAAGAAGTGTATGCTGCTAAAATCAAAGATTTAGTACCTGAAGGTATGAAAATGCTCAAGCTTGCTGAGTTTTCAGCTGCTGAGAAACTTCTTGGTAACTTATATCACCAACCAATCGTTCTTGGTCTTGAGCACGGTTTCACATACGGCGGTTCTGCTGGTGAAGCTTTCTTGCTTAACTCTGCTGTATCTTCTCCAAACAGAGATGCACAAGTTAAAGGTCATGAGCTAGTTCTAGTATCAGCTATTTCAGTTGGTGCTGCTTCTCGTTCAATCTCTTCTAAAGGTGCTTTCGAGCAAGAAACTAAACGTCTTGTTCAAAACATGCTTAAATCAAGTCAAATCCGTATGGAAATTCAATTGATGTACGGTCAAGTTGGTATTGGTAAGGTTGAATCAGTTTCTGGTAACGTTATCTCAATCCACGCTCACGAGTGGGCTGCTGGTATCTGGTCTGGTTCTAAAAATGCTGCTATTGAGATTCGTTCTCAAGCTGGTGTTCTTAGAGGGTTTGCTAACATCGTTAAGCCTAACCTTACTAACAAATCAATCGAAGTAGACGTTATTCCAGCTGGTGTTCAGAACAACGCTGATCCTGAGAATGCTGCTGCTGACGTTATTCACTTCAAAGGTTCTTACAATAAAGAATTCGCTGGTCTTCACAAGATGATTGAGAACACTGGTACTATCTTTAACGTAGACGCTTCTGAATTCGACCTTTTCAAAGGTAACTCTCTTTCTATGGGAACTAACGCTGCCGCTGGTCGTGCAGTTCTTACTTTCGCTAAAGTAGAAGAGTCTATCGCTACTTCAATGGAAAAAGGTCTTACTGAAGAAGATGTTGTATGTCTAGTTAACCCTAAAGTTTGGTCAGCTCTTCTTTCTGAGCAGGCTGCTAAACGTCAATACGACAGTTCATACGGTTCTGATAAAATGGAAAACGGAGCTAAGTCTCTCGTATTCTACAGTCAGAATGGTAAGATTGAAATCCACGCTTCTCTCTTCTGTAAAGAAGGTTACGCGTATGTTTTCCCTCCAGCTGAACTTGAGCGTATCGGTTCTTCAGACATTACTTTTGAAAGACCGGGATTTCCGGGTAAATTCTTCAAAGAAATGGAATCTGCTAACGGTTACGAGCTTCGTTGTTACTCTGACCAAGCGTTGTTCTCAGCAGCTATTGGTAAGTTCACAATGATCAAATACATTAAGCCATCTTAATAGTATTGAACACTTAGACCTTTCTTGGGGAGCCTTTCTGGCTCCCCTTTTTATTTGCACTATTTTGACGCATGATTTCTGATTTAGCAACCTTATATACTAGAGGAGGCGGATTCTTTTTCTTATCCGCAATTAACCATGTCTAAACCGTTAACCGTTGGTAATCAAGTATTTGAATTTCCTCTTGAAGGTGAGAATGCTGGATGGGGTTCTGAAGTTACTGACTGGGCTGAAGCCGTTTCAGACGCTCTTGCTACCGTACAAAAACCCAATGATATTCTCTTAACTAACGCTGCCATTTCAAACACTGCTACTACTGATACAAACATTGTAGGATTCTCTTTTTCAACCGCTGAAGTAAAAGCTATTGAATGTAGATACCTAGTGACTCGTATTACTACTTCCCCTGCTTTAAACTATTCTGAAGTGGGTTACATCGAAGGATACTTTGATGGAACTAACTGGGGATATTCCATTCGCACAACTGGTGACGCTAAAATCTATTTAAGTATTCTTCCCTCAGGACAAGTCCAATACAGAGTTGACACTATCTCAGCTGCAACTCACGTTGGTCAAATTAAGTTCGAGGCAAAAGTTATCAATAACACGTAAGGAAAAAATATGCCATTGAAAAAAACTCGGTTTCGCAAAGGCGTTGTCATTGCTCCTGATACAGATGCTTTAGAGGGAGTTGAAGGAGAGATCAAAGTAGACTCTTCTGACAACCGAATTAAGGCTACCCTTGGTGCAGCTCCTCGTGAAGTTACAACCAATGACCAGTCTCAGACCTTATCGAATAAGACGCTAACTTCTCCAGTTATTAACACTGGCGTGAGTGGCTCTGCGATTGATACTGACGTTACTCTAGCAGCTAACTCAGATACATTACTTGCTTCTCAAAAAGCTATTAAAGCTTACGTAACGGCTGTAGCAGGTGCTCAGAACGAAGCTTCTGAAATCATCGTTATCCCAGCTGGCACAATCTCTTCTACCAATGTTCAACTAGCTCTTCAAGAACTTGACACTGATATTCAAAACCACTTAGGCGACACAGTTGGGGCACACGCAGCAACTGCAATCTCTAATGCTCCCACTGGAAATCTTGCTGCCATTACAGTGCAAGCTGCCCTAGATGAACATCAGGGTGATATTGATGGCATTAATACCACTGTCTCTACTCACTTAAGCGCATCAACCAATGTCCATGGACTTGCTGTTGGTAGTGCTGTAGTTGGGACAACTGATTCTCAAGTACTCACTAACAAAACAATTACTGGTGCTGATATTCGCACTCCAGTTCGCTCTGATGTCAAGCAAGATACCTTACCTAACTTAGTAACCTATGCTCTAACTGCCAGTAATGGACAGATTGTATACGCTACTGACGAAAAGTCTATGTATCAAGTTGTGGATACTGAGCTTGTTGGAATCGGTGGAGCTGGAATTGTTAAGCTAACTGCTGGTGAAACTATCGCAGCATTTGACTTAGTTTATATCTCTACTGGAACTGGTAACGACTCTGGACGCACTGCAGGAAGACTGTACAAAGTTGACGCTTCTAATGACGACCGAAATGAAGTGCTTGGATTTGCTCCAAAAGCTATTACTTCTGGTAACGTTGGAGAGGCTCAAGTTTCTGGAAATCTTAAAGGATTCACAGGACTTACGCCCGGTAAAGTTTACTACGCATCAGCCTCTGTGCCCGGTGCCATTACGCTAACTCCTCCTTCTACTAACGCACAATGGGTAATCGCTGTTTGCTTGGCTTCTACAGCCACAGAAGTTGTAATTAACCCTGTTTCTTCTGCCTCTGCTATCTACGTTGTGGATGGCTCTACTAGCTTCACAGTGGCTAATAACCAAGCCGCTGCTGCAAGTGTTACTTCGCTATTAATTGATGGAGTTTCTACAAGAAGTTTTATCATTGACTACTCAGTGTACCGACAAACTGACACAGCTCTTTCAGCCCTTGCTCAAGCAGGACAACTTCGTGGAGTATTCAATACGCAAAGCTCTACATGGTTTATGTCAGATGATTACTCTGGACAAAACTCTGGAGTAGCCTTCAGTATTCTCTCTTCAGGACAAATACAATATACCTCTTCTAATATTGCAGGTGCCAATTATGTTGGTTCAATGAAATATGCGATTAGAAAAACTTTTGGAGTTTAACACATGGCTTTAAAAAATGGTAGAACTACAGCTGCTCTACAAACAATTCTTATTGGTTCCGTTATTCCACCGGGAGTAATTCAAGCCTTTGGTGGAGGCACTGTTCCTTCTGGCTGGCTACTATGCGATGGCTCAACTGCAAGTCGCTCAACTTATGCTGGATTATTTGCAGCTGTTGGAATAGTAAATGGACAAGGAGATGGTTCAACTACTTTTCACTTACCTGATCTTCGCGGTCGCTTTATTCGTGGAGCAGATAACATGGGTACTGGTGCTGCAGGGCGCGATCTAGACGCTGCAGGAAGGACTGCCGCCAATACTGGCGGAGCTACTGGAGCTACTGTAGGTTCAGTGCAATCAGATGCAATGCAGGGGCATAAACATCCATTTGAATTAGACACAGGAACAGTTTTCCAAGGATCACTTGGAGCTGGGTCTAATTCAACACAATTTGCGAAAGGTAACGGAACTCCAAACGGGACTGTTCAACCAACAAATGGTTATCCTATTGCTGACGCTGTTAACGGAACTCCTCGTACTGGAAAAGAATCTCGCCCACAAAATGCTAACACCTCATACATCATCAAGGTATAATCATGAAATCAATACAAGTACCAAAAGATTCAGAAGTAGAAGCAAAACAACTAGAAGTATCTGCCAAAGTAGCTGAATATCAAGCAGCTCAGGCTCATCAACTTGAGCATGGCGGTCCCGGTCCTGTCGCAGACTATGAAATCATGGAAATTGCCAACGAACATGCTGGGCAATTTGAAGTAGTTTCAACTGAAGTTCCACAGGAAGAAGTTCCTGAAGAATTGCCAATCGAATAATGTCTTTAGTATATAATAACAACTTATCTGGAAATGGAAGGATAAAATGAGCAACGAAACTTTTAAAATCAAGAATGGACTTACGTTAACTCCGGTTGACTTAACATCTCTTACTAATCCTCAAGCTGGTGACTTAGCTTGCGATATTAATGACCTAAACAAAATTAAGCGATATGACGCAAACTCTCTTGGCTGGACTGAAGTTGGTTCAGGCGGAGTAGGAAATGTTAACGCTCTCTTAACTCAAACATTTGACACAGCTGCTTTAGCTCAGTTCACGCAAACTGGACTTGCGCTTACTACTTCCAATCCAATTGATGGAACTCAGTCTGCTCGTCTAATTCACCAAGCTGCTTCTTCTCAGTCATTCAAGCAAGTAATTGCTGTTGACAGAAAATACCGTGGTGACTTGATGGCAATGTCACTTCAAGTGCGTTCTTCTGCCACTTCAGGCAACTTGACTCTCCTAGTTACAGACGAGACAAACTCTGCTGTAATCATGGCTTCTAGCTCAATTTCAACTGGTCAGTACCAAGTTGCTACAGCCGTTACAAATTCTACTACAACTATTTCTGGCTTCTCTAACGTAGATATTAACTTGCTTAAAGTTGGCATGACTATTACTGGTGCTGGTATTCCAACTGCCACAGTAATTAGCTCAATTAACACAGCTGCTAATACAATTGTAATCTCACAAGCTGCTACAGCTTCAGCCACTATCACGGCTAAGTTCTCAGCACTTCCAGATCGCAAGTCGTTCAGCTTCACTATTCCTACAAACTGCGCTAGTTTATCGTACACGGTTACTGCGCTTCAAGAAGCTGGTCTTCCTGAGTCGTATGTAGATGACGTAGTTATTGAACTTGCTAACGTAAGTCTTTTGGAGACAAGCGTAACAGTTCCTAATATTACATCTTGGCAATCTTATATCCCTACTGTTGTTAATAGTAGTGGTGCTATGACTAACGCCACTACTACCGCTAAATGGAAGCAGGATGGAGAGGATATATTAGTTACTGGATCAATTGTATTTAGTGCAGCAAGTGCTGCGTTTTTAGGACTTGAAATAGTACTGCCAAATGGATACACAATTGATACTAACAAGATTTCCAACATTACGGTAAATCCTATATTTGGTACAACGAACTGGTTAGACACTTTGGTTGTAAATGGTGCTCCGGGTATAGTAATACCAAGTACTTCATTGAACCGAGTATTCTTATTTCCTCCTTCTGTAAGCACTCATACTGGATTAGTCCCAGTTGCTGGAAATAGCCAATTTTCAAATTCATTTCCAATTACATTTAATACTGGAGATGGAATTACTTTTGAATTCCGAGTTCCAGCCGTAGGACTCACAGCTTCTTCTTCTGTTTCTATTCCTCTGACCCAGAGTGGGTTGGTGCAGGAAGCTGATAGTGCTATTAGAACTACTGGTGGAGCATTAGGCTATGGTTCTATTGCAACTAATACTCGAAGATTAAACTTATCAGGAATGTTAGTTACAGGTTCTGATATTTCAGCTACTGATAGTGCTACTTTGGGTACACAAATTACCGTACAAAAGTCTGGAATCTATAATATTAGCTATTCTGATACTAATAATGTTACTGTTGATGGAGTAATTCACATACTTATAAATGGAGTAGCTGTATCTGAATCTAGAACAGGAGCAGAAGCTGGAGAATTTACAGCAACTACTTCTTTTACAGGATATTTAACGGCAGGAGCTATAGTTACATTGTTTATGACTCCGGGATCAACTAGTAATGGGGAATCTTATTTATCCGTGTCTCGTCAAGGCTCCCTAAAACAAGTATCAGTAAACACAAACAGCAAAATCACTATCCCAACGTCGGAACTTCGGTTCGAGGGAAGTTCCTCTCGTGGCTCTACTGACACGGCTATTGTTAAGTTTGACACACAGGCTAAGATTCGTGGAGATGCTTTTAGCGTGGTAAATACTGCTCCCAATGGTACGGCAATTACGATGCTTAAGGCTGGTAAGCTTGATGTAAATGCTTCTGTATTAATAACTTCAGGCGCATCTATTAGTATAACTAGGAATCAAGCTAACCTAACCTCATTTGTTACTACGGCTTCTGAAACTCTATCAAGACAAGGCTCGTCTGCGACTGTTAATGCCACTTCTACTTCGTGGTCGGGAACTGTTTCTATAGGGGATATTATTAGAGTAGCTGCAGAGAGTATTCCTGCTGCTGCCGCTAATTCTCTCAACCTCTCATTTCAAGAGCAAGAAATCCAAGTATCAGTCTCTAACACCCTTCCCCAGTTTAGCGAAAGCGATAGCTGTGTGCGCTTGTCTGGTGCTAATGGCTACGGTTCATCTGCTACTACAACACGTAGATTTGCTAGTACTATTCAGAATATTGGAGCAGATATTGAGTACATTGATAGTCCTACGCTTGGTGGGCAGTTTATTGCCAAAGTAAATGGTCTTTATAATGTAAGTTATACAGAGAGTAGTACTTCTACTGCTGCACGAACACAAACTGTTATAAATGTTAATGGAACAGCATTTGCTTTTTCTGGTCAATTAGTAAATACTGCCACTGGTACAAATAAAGATAGCTCTACATCATGGTCAGGATACTTAGTAGCTGGAGATATAGTAACAGCTGTACAAGGTATTCCAGCCGACGCGAATGGCATAACTGCATTATTCACAATCTCAAAAGTTGGCAAGCCCAACGTAACAGGGGTCAATGTTACTCCTTTTGTGAATGTCAATATTCGTCCAGAGGACATTGTAGTAAGAGGTGGATTTCAGAGCACTACTATACCCACCCAAGCATCGGAAGCTAATCCTACAATTCAGCAATTCGGAGCTGCCACTATAGATACCATTGGAAATACCATAACTACAGGGGCATCGTCTAGATTTACTGCACCTAGAGAAGGAAAGTATAAATTCCAAGGAACATTAGTTCAATTAGATGCAGCTTCGGCTGGGGCAATGATATTGCACTTATATGTTAATAATAATCAATACAATACTAGACTTTATCGCTTAGAAGGGGCTACAATTAATCAAAGTGTTGCATTTGAAGATATAGTTTCGATGCAACAAGGAGATTATCTTGACTTGCGAATTTTTCAAAATTCAGGATCAAGCAAATCATTTAGTACTGGAAATTACTCTATCGAGCGAGTATCTAGTATAGAGATTAACCCTACCATCCTAACAGCACCTGAAACTTTCAGCACAGACACGGCATCCTTGCAGTATGCCTCCAGCAGCACTTACACGCTGAGTACTTTGGCTAATGCTCCAGTTGGTACTTTCATTACGTTTACAATAACACCGTCTACAAATGCAGGAACTCAGACAACTACAGCTCCTACGCAGACTACAGCTGATATGAATACTAATGGTATTCTCTTAACAGGCAGAGCTTTTAATGCTACTAGTACTGCTGCCGCACCTGCTATGATGGCTATACAAATTGGTAAAGGATTCAAGGGTAGACAGGTAGATGGGTATGCTTCTGCTTCTAAAGTAACTGCCTTATCATTGGATATTATGACAGCTAATACAACTGTAGAATATGGTACAGGTATTACTTATTCTGAA